GAGGGCCAACTATTCGACCTAAAGATGATCAGATCGGATTTGCTGCTGCTTATAAAGCTTGGAATGAGCGAGTAACTAACCAGAAGTGAGAATATGGAAATTACTACAAAGGCATATAAGATCAGCGAACAGAAACCGCCACATGGCGAGAAGGTTCTGTTCTGGGATGACTACGGGGAGCAATGGCTGGCAGGAGAATATCGTAACTATGATGGCAAATGGGTTTTGGTAAGTCATCGACACGGTTGGTGGGAGTTGGAATTGCTGGACTTCACGCATTGGATTCCGATGCCTCCCGCTCCAACAACTAACGACGGCTGAGGAAGGGATGGAACCGTTATTTAAAGAACAACGCAAGCAGCGCGTTAAGAAAGCGATGCAAGCGCTTAGAACCTGGATGTATGCGTATGAAGTTCGCGGCGAAGTCATTTTCGAAATCGATGGATTTAAAGTCACAACAAATTATGATTATGAAGGACCCGAAGGGCAGTACAGGGCGTCGGTGCGAGGAGAAAAAACCGAATATCTTAACTGTGATAAGGAATGATGCGAGCGAAGCGCGGTCCTAAAACTGGATATTGTTGGCGATGTCGCAAGCGCGTTTGGCACTGGAACGCATGGAGTTGTGCGAAGTGCCTCGTCGGCCGCTATTGGCCTAAATCTAGATCATGAGAATTGAGAGGCGAGTATGTACCATGTTAAGGATTTAATTGCGCGAGCAGACCGAGACAACACTTTTTATCAAGTAGTTCAATGTCTCTATGCGATGATTCATGACGCAAAGCTAACTCCAGAAGAGATGAGACAAGCTCTATTCCTTGCCAGCTATAAATACGAGATAAATAACGTTCGACCAATCCTTAGAGAGCCAATCGAACGATTACCTGATGAGAATTGAGATGGAGATTTTCTACGACAAGCTCGGATATCAAATTTACCCGGGTGACCTTTTAAGGGTTTTTCATTTTATTTCCGCTAGCCGTAGAGAGCGACGCTATATGTACAAACTTGTTGTCGAGAAAGATGGTGCACTTTATGGAGTTTGCACTACGGAGATTGCGATAAAGGGGCTAGAGAAGGCGCATAGTTATCGTTTGAAGTTCAACGCTCAGAACGATTGGCTTACGGATTCTCAAATTATACAGGGCGACGGGCCTGGAGATTTATACTGCTATCGACAGCGCCCAAAGAAATCGAAAGATAGCTAACGAGTTTTGAGACATGGAAGAAGAAGATAATTTTGAAGAAAAGCAAGATTATGAGGGTGGATATACGCTTGAGTTTGGTTGCTGCTTTCCCAATGAATGCTTAATGGTCGGCTGGCATATGAGATGCGAATGTCACACGATTGAGATGCTCTTAGCTATCGAGAATTGAGGGGCTGGTATGCAAGAAGCATGTGAAGACTTTGAAAAAGTAATTCGAAATGAAAAATGTGAAGAAGGTCACGCTACGGATATAAGGAGTATCGCCAAGCGGTTAGCCGTTTTTCACATAGAAAATTGCAAAGACAACTTGCTTGCAAGAGCCTTAGACGTTGTCAAGGCTATGGTAGCTTACGCTGATGAACTGGAAAGATAACTAACGAGAATTGAGAAACTAAATAGCCATGCTTCGTGTAAAAGCTACCCCAGCTCAACAATTAGAAAATGAACTTACTTTTCTCAAGTTGCTTTCTCATAAGGAGTATAAATTTCATCCCACTAGAAAATGGCGCTTTGACTTCGCCTGGCCAGATAAACGCATAGCCGTAGAGGTAGAAGGCGGCATCTATACTTATGGCCGACACACAAGAGCTTCTGGTTTTGAAAAAGACCTGGAGAAATATGCAGAAGCAGTCTCTCTAGGTTGGAGAGTACTACGCGTCGGCGACAAGATGATCCTAAGCGGCAAAGCTTTAGAGTACGTAAAGAAGCTACTCACAGAAAACACACTGACTACCCCCAAAACCTGGGGGAGACATGAGAAAAGTTTTAGACAGCGAAGAATATGACGAGTTAAAACAAACAGACCAAGATCAAATACCAGAATATAAACTATTAAAGGCAGTACTGACTCGCGCATTACAGGATTACACAGGTATTCTTAAAGGACGACCAAGCTCTAAAGATCCTCAAATATCGGAAAGGGACGATGTTGTTAAAGACCGGCGCAGACATGCAATAGCAGCAGAAGAATGGTTATTTGATGATACTGAAGCGCCCAGGGGAAAATTTACGCACTTCACATTTCGCTGGATATGTCTGCATCTAGACCTTGATCCCCAAGTGATAAGAAGGGAAGCAACTCGGATTAAACGATTTGCGGAAGAGTATGGAAAGCTCTTCCCAATGCAAGTGTGTAAAAAACGATTTTGGCCAACGGTAATTACCGAGTACACTGAAGGAACTATCTTACAAGGGGTAGTACAGTGTGAACCTCGGTCGTGGTTACATTGACCATAGGCCGAGGTGTTTTTATATGAGGAACATCATGAAGAAGAGTACAAAGAAGGGCGGCAAGAAAGGATCCAAAGGATCAAAGGGCTGCTAGTGATTTATGGCCAGAACTGGCCGACCAAAGGAATATAATCGCAAGGAGGCACTAGAGCGCTTTCGGGCAGAGATGGCAAAGGGGACCCGTAATATGGAGCAAATTTGCCAGGACCCAGGGATGCCATGCCCAGAAAGCATTTACTTATGGGTTCAAGAAGATGACGAATTATTCAAGATCTTCATGCGTGCGCAAGAGCTTTGGTGCCTCGCCCAGCGAGAAATAATTATTAAAATTGCCGACGATGAAAGCCGCGACTACTACGAGATAGAGCATACCCGAACGCTCAAAGACGGCAGCCAGCAAATCAGTAAGCAAAAGCAAAGCGACAATACGGCAGTTAACCGCGATCGCCTTCGTGTAATGGCTAGGCAATGGGCCATGGCGAAGCTTGCCCCAAAGCTTTTTGGCGACAAAGTAACAACTGAGCATACCGGCAAAGATGGAGAACCTTTGATCCCGGTTCTAAATATCAATGTCATCAAACCCAAAGAATGAAGGGGTCATTGACCTTGACCTCTATCCCAAGCAGGCGTTAGCGCTGTTCAGTGAAGCAACAGAAGAGGCATATGGTGGTGCCGCTGGAGGAGGGAAGAGCCATTTAGGACGCGTTGCTGCTATTTATTACTGCTCCAACATCCCTGGACTTCAAACCTATCTATTCCGCAGAGAGCACAACGAGCTAGTAAAAAACCACATGGAAGGGGTGACGTCGTTTCCGGCGCTTCTTTCTCCGTGGGTACAGGCTGGAAAGATTAGAATCGTTAAGGACGAGATCCGCTTCTGGAACGGGTCAAAGATATTTCTCTGTCACTGCCAGCATGAAAAGGATGTCTTTAAGTGGCTCGGACCTGAGATGTACTTTCTTATTGTTGAACAGGCTGAACAGTTCACAGAATTTATGCTTCGAATGTTGTTTGGTCGTAATCGTCTCCCTGCCCAGTTAAATATTCCCGAACAATTTAAAAATCTGTTCCCGCGCGTTCTTTACACCTTTAACCCTGGTGGTCCAGGCCATGCATTCTTCAAACGTAATTTCTCTGATATTTGGAAAAGACTTAAAACTGAAGATGATCCCTATCCCATATGGCAGATGCCACAAGACGCAGGCGGTCGAAAGAGGCAGTTCATTCAAGCATTACTTAAAGACAACCCATCAGTTAATCCTATTGAATACGCTGCAACGCTTAGTGCACTCCCTCCACGCATGAAAAAAGCTCTCCTCGAGGGCGATATGGACCAAGTAATGGGGGCGTTCTTTCCTGACTTGCAGCGCGATACGCATTTGGTCAGGCCCTTTCGCATTCCTGACTATTGGACTCGTGCAGTCAGTATGGATTACGGCGCATGTGGAGAGGGGGACCCGTACAGTATTGGTTATTGGACGATCAGCGATGGCTCCATGCATTTACCACGTGGCTTTGCTCTTTGTTACCGCGTGTTACGTGGCCATGGCCTTCCCAAGACTACAGTTTCAGCGATTTCAGAGCGCATGAAGGGTGCCGAGCGAGATGAAAGGATTCAATATCGCGTAGCGGGTGGGGACATAAAGAACAACTACGGACTTGGAACGACAGTATTTCAGGAATTTGGAAAGCATGACATTCATTTTTCTCAAGCCGATATGCGCCGCATAGACGGCTGGCAACAGCTACAAGAGCGTGCGGTAGGGCATAATGGTCAGCCAATGATTGGATGGATCGAGGATGGTGGAGCGTGCGAAGAGGCATTCGAGTCTATTCGTAATTTGCAACATGACGTCATGGGAGATCCTAACGATACCGCGCCCGGTGACGATCACGATGCTGATCAGACACGATATTTCTGTATGACACGGCAATGGATTCGGACTGCACCTCTACCTCCATCTGAAGCGTTCCCAAGTAGCCGCGCTGAACACATGACGCCTAAGACAATTCTTAAGAAGTTAAAGCAGCAGAGACGCGCC